CTTTAAAAAGTAACCTATCCCTGATAATAGGATAGTTATTATAGTAAATGCTATCTCATTAAATCCCATCACAAAATTAGTATTGAATTATTATAACCATTTTCTCTCATCCCACCACAATGGCACCCACTATGACATTGACCAATACAATCACAAGAACACTCATCTATCATTGGTCTAAGGTCAGTATCTCTGTTTGTCTTATCTGTGAAACCCGGGTACAAGTCTTTATTAGCAATCAAGTATCTAATCAATCTTTGCTCATAAAATGAAGCCTTCTGTGCGTAGTGCTCCATTCCAAATGCTACCTCACTTCTGCTCACTGATGCTGAGAAGTCACCAAATTGAGTCTGCAATCCCTTATTCTTAAGTTGATAGGTCAATCCAAAGATAGCATCTTCTGCACTTCTCCAAGCTATTACTGGCTGTATGAAGGTAACAAGTACCTCCTCATCATTAGTAAGAGTCTGAGCATTGTATGCAGCAAGTAGATAGTTGTAGTAAGTAGTTCCAAGAATAGGCATCACTCTAAGCTGTGCCTGAGTAGCTATGTATGGAGTCACATCTGTAACATCTACATTCGCTGTGATTGGTGTATTAACCTTTAAGTAGGTCTCAGTTATAAAGTAGATCATAGTACTGGTGTTTCAGTTGGTATTACGTCACCACCTTCAATAGGAGGTAAAGATGCAAGTGCTCTCACTTCATTAGGAGTCATTGCATTGAGTACTTTTGTAGCCACCAATGGACTAAGTGAGTTGATAGCATCAGCTGTTTTAGATGCATCACCTTCAATCTCAACAATTGTCTCATTGATAATTTGAAAATTGTTGATGGTGTATTCACCTGGTATCTTAGCAATCTCTAAAAGCTCATTAACTATCTCCTCAACTTGAGTTCTCAATGGCATGACTACATTTTTCTCAAAGATGACATAGGCTTGCTTGATGTCAGCACCCCCACCTAATGAGCCAGTAGTGCGAACACCCATAAGAATAGGATCAATTGTGTGAGCAAAACATATTTGTTCTGTATTCAATGCTGATGCCTCATGAAAGAGCTTGTCATTGCCATTTGTAGGTAAAGATTCTATCTTTGGTAGTTGGTCCGCACTATTAGCAAAGAATGCTACAGCTTTCCCAGCATTAGCCGCACCTTTAAGCCTATCAATTGTGTGCTTGAGCTTTGACTTCTCCTCTTCTGACTGTGGTCTCTTAGGGAACATCATTGCAAATGAAGGAAACACACTATTTTGAATGTTACTTTTTGCGAAGTAGCTCAACTCACCTGATAGAAACGCAAAATTTAGAGCACTGGTGTATTGTGGTAGTGGATACCACTCCTGACCTAGTGTCATTATCTCATAAACATACAACTGCTCAAGATCACTATTAGTAGGATGATATTTTTTTATAGGTGTTACGTCAATTCTAGCTGACCAGTCATCACATAAAAAGTAAGTTTGTTTATCTCTAGCTATTCTGACCTTCTCAGGTGATACATTATAAATCTTATACAGCTCTCTCTTTGAATTGTAGCACAACTTGAAGTAAACTCTGTGGTGTACAGTCAACTGTTGAGCTATTGCTCTCTCTACTTTGCCGAGTTTTATTTTCTTCTCAAATGTGTACAGTTTGAGCTTGTCCTCATTGGTCATTCCTTCACTCTTAAGAGTATATCCACCACCTACTACTGAGTTAGTTTTAAAGTCCACAATTGCACCATGTAAAGGTGATGTATAGTAGAGCTGATTTAATAGCTCAGGGAACATGTTATCTTGACCGAATGGTATGTAACCAGCTATCTGATATCTACCATTCACATAAGGTAGTGATAAGTTAGCATCACCTACTCTACCAAATGGTGTAGAGAAAGACTGATAGCCTTCTGTTATTTCTATACCTTTAGGCTTCTCGCCTATAAATCTACTATACCAAGCCATTAGTCATAAATTGAGTTAATAATTGCACCAGCCACTACCATTCTACCCTCTTCAATCATATTCAATCCAACTGGATTAAGTGTCGGTGTAGAGCTTTCATAAACCTTGTATCTATACTGACCTTTAATAAAGTCAATATCTATAGGGTCAGTGATAGTAAATAGGTTAAATCTTGAGGGCCACAATGAAGTATCAACACCTTGCCAGTATATTGGATTAGATGTTGTGTTAAATTCATCTTCGAACTCAAATAAATAGTAAGGGTTTGATAGTGTAGTGACCTCAGTTAAGGTCAGCACAAAGCTATTTGTTGAGTCTTTCTCAAGATATATCATACCTATATTGTATGATGCGAAAATTTTAATTAAAAAAAAAGCCTTACATTTCTGCAAGGCCTCTTTATCTATGGAGAAAAGAATAGATTATGGAGCTGGTGTAATTAAAGCAGTCACTACAGACTCTTCAATTTGGTAAGCTAAAAATTCATTCTCTGCAAGCAAGGTAATGGAATATTTAGAACCATCAGCTCTAGCTGTACCAGATCCTTCACCAGTTGCAGTCAACTGCAAGTATGGGAAAAACCAGTACAAGCCATTAGCATCTTGAACAATACCACTTAAGTACTGCTGACCTGAGCCTAACACCTTGATAGCACTAGACTTAACTGATTCTCTTCTGTGAAAAATCAAGTTAATTGTCTGAGTTACAAATGAAGAGCCATTGATTAAGTCAATGTTTGACTCTTCTGTGTAGCTTGAAGTGTTGCGTCTGAATTCAAACTCAATAAATGGATCAGCTCCACCTACTAAGTCTAAATTGTCAATTAGGTAGTCATCACCAGCATCAACTGTCAATGAAGTCATATCAACATTATTTTGTTGATTGACATAAAATTTATAAATACCACCAGTGTTGTTATCACAACTTTTCTGTATGGTTTGAAGTGCATCACATGCCATTTTATTTATGTTTTAAAGTGAAAAAATAGGGAGGCATTGCTACCTCCCTTTTATATCTTAGATGTAAAATGCATTGTATAACACTATCTCAGAAGGGTTAGTGTAGTGAAAACCAGCCTTCATATTAGCACGAGTTCTTAAGTATGGCTCAGCAACTGAGTCAGATAAGTTTACAGCTTTCAAAGCCTTAGAGTCACCTTCAGCATCAAATGCATAGATAAGATTTGTTCTCAAAGTCAATAAGATAGTGTTGTCAGGCATACCTTCACATACTACTACATTGATTCCTAAGAATGTCAAGCCTAATGGTAAAGTCACATAAGTCTGAGTGTTACCTTGTGCCGCTTTCAACTCGTATGCATTAGCTACATTTGTTGATACATACAATCTTAAGTCTGCTTTTTTACGTGAAATTGTATTAGGAGCAGCATTAACAACTGACTCTAATACAGTCAATACATTTGAAGTAGTTACAGCACCATCATATAAACCGATAATATCAGTATCATAGAACATTGGAAACAAGTAGCCAGTACACAATGATAACAATGGATCCTCAGATGCAGCGTTACCTTGCCATCTCAACAACTCTAAGTCTTGACCAATAACATTTGCCATTTCATTCCAGTAGTAAGACATAAAAGATGCTACAGTGAAGTCACCATTTGAGCCTTGAGACATTTGCAAAGCTAAGAAAGACTGCTCTAAGTCAAATTGACAAAGTTGAGCCATAGCTGACAAAGCACATACATCAATGTCAATTGCATCCAATGTATCTGTAGGAGCTGTAAAGTTACAAGTTGATTCTTTCAATAAAGAGCCAAAAGTTACATTAGCTAATTTAGTCTTGCTCTTGATACCTGGTAAAGTTCTGAAGTTGTTAGCAATGTCAGGACTTGATAAGTATGCTTTAGAATAAAACTCATCAGGATTTGCACACAAAAGTGCATTTGTTTCGATGTCTAGGTCGAATTTTAGGTTACGTGTCATTTTATTTTGATTTTGAAAATTTTACAAATTCTTTAAATTTTTCGTGAGCAGTCAATGCTACACTAGCTACTTCCTCTTCAGTATCAACTGCAATACCTTCCTCAATTTGATTTTTTAAACCAGCAATCATTGAGATAACTGAATTCATGTGCTCCTCTAATAAAGGTCTCACAAGGGCAATAATAGCCTCAGCATCTACAGCTGGGTCAATAGCCATAGCTACCTCTTCTGTTTCAGCTTCTTCTGTAGCTTGAGCCTCAGCATCAGCCACTTCTTCTTCTACAGCTGGGTCTGCTGATAACTCAGCCTCCAACTCTGTAGGTACATCTTTAATCTCAATAACTTCTCCGTCTTTTACAACATAGATTTTATCCTCGATTAGATGCTCTCCATCAGGTAATTTCATAGTATTTAATTTTAATTGTTCCGATAATTTCATACCTAAAAAGCCTTCTATAGAATAGCCAACTTGACCTGACTCTACAAGCTCGTCATAGTAAGCTCTATCTGTCACTTGACTTGTTAGCATCAATGTTCCCTTAGGTACATCAATACCATAAGTAGTGAATGCCTTGTCAGTC